GATATGATAGAAGAGTTGATACTTCATCTAGCAGTTGCTAGTGGACATGAAGTTAAGGGTATGCAGGACAGTTTGGATGTGCATGGTGTTAAAGGACATAGAGATGCAGTGATAGATGGCATGACGATTGACGTAAAGTCCTGCAGTAGTTATGCTTTTAAGAAATTTAAAGAGGGGAGATTACGTGATGACGATCCATTTGGTTACATATCTCAACTTAGTTCTTACGTTTATGCAGGTAAAGATGACCCACTTGTTACTGACAAAAAACAGGGAGCTTTTCTTGCAGTTGATAAACAGAATGGACATATTTGTTTGGATGTTTATGATTTCTCTGAAGAGTTAAAAACAAAAGAGAAAGAAATAAAAAACATTGTCAAGATGGTAGAAGGTAAGTTACCTAGAAAAAAGTTAGATCCCATACCACAGTCAAAAACAAGCGACAACAAAAAGCTAAACGTGGTGTGTAGCTACTGTGAATACAAGAGTAGCTGTTGGGATAATCTAAGAACTTTCATCTACTCCTATGGTCCTGAATATCTAGTTGAAGTAAACACAGAACCAAAAGTACCAGAGGTATTCACATGAGCAGATCAGCAAAAGCAAAAGGTAGATTAGGTCAGCAAGAGATCAGAGATAAACTGTTAGAAACTTTTCCAGAGTTTGAAAAGGGTGATATAAAGTCTGCCATTATGGGTGACACAGGTGAAGATATACAGTTCTCTCCACAAGCCAAGAAAAGATTACCATTAGCAATAGAGGTTAAAAGACGTAAAGGTGAACTTAAAACAGTGTACTCTTACATGGAGCAAGCACTTAATCATAGTTTAAATACAGGTGGAGAGCCTGTTGTGTTCTTTAGGTCAGATCATAGACCTTGGATTGTGATGATAGGAGAGCAACATTACATGGATTTACTTAGGGATTGGAAAATAAATGAGAAGAGTATTTAAAATTTGGGCAGTCTCTGAAGGTCCTTTTAGTGTTGAACAACTCTATGATAATAACTATGAGTTTGATATTCCAGATGAGGGTGAATATCTTGTAGTTTGCAGGGTTGAAGATCAGGGCGAGATGAGAGATGAAGAGTTTTGGTTTACTGACAGTTCAGATGCTTACAACTTTAAACATTTTGTTGACAGTAAAATGGAAGCAATAGAGATTATTGATGAAGGGATTTTGTCTTATGATGATTCAGGTAAAATGTGTTGACTTTTAGTGAGAATGGAGTATAACTATGAGCTTACGTTTTGAAATAGTTTTAACTGTTGAAGTTGATGAAACAGCTAATTTTTTAGAAGTTGCTGATGATAGTGAACTAGAAGTCGTGAAAGAAAAAATATCTGATTGTATTTATGATTTAGATGATGTTGAGATAATAGATGTAGATATTACAAGGAGATTAGATTGAATTACGATATGGAATTGTACAGTAAACAAGTTGAGAAACTTATTGTTACTGAACCAAAGAACAGGCTGATGGAAAATGTATTGGGTTTGGGAGAAGAAGCAGGAGAAGTTCAAGGTAAGATAAAGAAACTTATCAGGGATAAAAGCTTTTCTAAATCTGATATTATAAAAGAGTTAGGTGACTGTCTCTTTTATGTCACAGCCATAGCTAATTACCTAGACTCTAACTTACAAGAAGTAGCTGATGCGAATATAAAGAAACTTCACGACAGGAGAGACAGAAATAAAATTAAAGGGTCAGGAGATAATAGATGAACAACGCATTACCTACAGATTATCAAAACTTTATTGCAACCTCTCGTTATGCACGTTGGCTTGATGAAGAGGGAAGAAGAGAAACGTGGACTGAAACAGTTACACGTTATGTAGATTACATGGCAGACAAGACAGGTCTTGACAAGAAGACCACAGACGAGATCTGGAACGCTATCTATAGTCTTGATGTCATGCCTAGTATGAGAGCTTTGATGACTGCAGGTCCTGCACTTGATCGTGATAATACAGCAGGTTATAACTGCTCCTATCTTCCTGTAGATGATGTTAAATCTTTTGATGAGGCGATGTACATCTTGTTGTGTGGCACAGGTGTAGGCTTTTCTGTAGAGAGACAATACATAGATAAGCTACCAGAGATACCAGAAAAGTTATTTCCAAGTCAGACAACAATCGTTGTTAGAGATAGTAAAGAGGGTTGGGCGAAAGCATTCAGAATGTTAATTGCACTGTTGTATGCAGGTGAAGTTCCTGACTATGATGTCAGTATGATTAGACCTGCAGGTGCAAGATTAAAAACATTTGGTGGTAGAGCATCAGGTCCTGCACCTCTGGTTGATCTGTTTAAGTTCACAATAAATATGTTTAAAGGTGCTACAGGTAGAAAACTCAATAGCTATGAGTGTCACAGTATCATGTGTAAGATCGGTGAGATTGTAGTAGTAGGTGGTGTACGTAGATCTGCAATGATCTCTCTCAGCAACCTCTCTGACATACGTATGCGTCATGCCAAGACAGGACAGTGGTGGGAAACTGCTCCTCACATGGCACTCTCTAACAATAGTGTTGCTTACACAGATAAACCTGATTCAGAAACATTCTTACGAGAGTGGACTTCACTAGTAGAATCAAAGTCAGGTGAGAGAGGTATCTTCAAC